CTTGGGCGCGTTATTGCTGGTGTTAAAGTTGATTTTCGATCACCGCTCTATCAAAAGAAGGAAAGGTCGAGTATCATCACCTCATGCCAAGAGGCGATCGGGGAGTCCCAATACCCCGAACTGAGAGAGATTGACAATCATGAGATCGAGAAGTGTGGCCCATTTTCCATCATGCTACCGTTTACGGAGCGGAAAGATGATGTCGAGGCGTACTGGAAGCAAAGTTTTAGTGGTGATGCTGCCTTGTTGCATCAAGCCACACTCAAGATCGCCAGTCTGATACCAGAAGCGAGTCTAAGGCCAATTGCATTCTCCACTGCTTGGGATTTGATGCCCAAAGATACCAATGCGGGCCTTCCATGGTTTACTAGAGATAAAATGTACTCTAAGGATTACCAAAGGAGGGCAGAGTCTCTGCGAGATAGTAGGGACCTTTATCCAGCGGTGTTGGGTTGGAGGGGTCAATCACGTGGATTACACCTCAAACCAAAGCAGCGAGTGGTATGGATGTTCGATCATGCCGACACCATATTAGGAGCCACAATCCTACATCCAGTATTGGATGCACTGCGCCAATTGAGGGGCTTCTCAGCTTGGAAGACGGATGTGGATGTAGATCTAGCCATAACTGAACTCCTTGAGACTGGAAGCCAGATAAACGTCGCGCCGATATCACTGGATTATTCCAGTTTTGATTCCTCGCTATGTAAGGAGGTGATCCATGCGGCCTACAATGTACTACGATCTTGGTTTCCCGATGATGTAGCTAGTAGGCTCGAGATCCTCGAGGGGATCACTTGTTCTACTGATTTGGTGTGTCCCGATGGTGTTTGGAGTAATCGGCAAGGTGGCATGCCGAGTGGCCAGGCGACAACGAATTTGGTTGATACGTTGTGCAACCTAATCGCAGTCACATATGTGGCATTGCGGTCTCGAAATTTGTTGGTCAGGTACGAGGTGTTAGGGGATGATGCCGTGTACTTGTTTGAGCGCACTCTTCAACCAGATCGGTTAGCGGAAATCACCGGGGAGTTGGGATTAGAGACGAACCCAGACAAGCAGTGGATCAGGCCGCGTTCGGTCCATTTTCTGCAAAGATGGCACTCCTTAGATGCTAGGGAAAATGGAGTCTGCGCAGGAATTCGTTCACCATTTCGGGCTCTCAATGGAATGATGAGCTACGAGCG